TAAATTTCCACGTATTTCTTTAATAAAAGCAAGCTTAGCCCTTTTAACAGTATCTGTTCTTCTTGTTTTTATTAGTACTTTCATGAATTCATCATCAATATCTTCATTAATACTATCATACATACTTTGTGTTCCATTTACTTTTACATAAAATTCTTTAACCAATGTAAAAATTTTATCAAATTGCATTTTAAAATTAAACGATGCTTTGGGGTCATTTAAGTCTTGACCTTGAAATGTAAAATTTTGGGCTTTTGAAATTTCTTGTAATCCTAATCGTTCAAATTTCAGTGCGATATCCCATATACTATTCCCATCTAGCGAATAAACACTTGTATCTAAATATTTACTCATATATATAATATATAACATTTTAATTTATATCTTAATATAATAATATAATGGATTATTTTGTGACCAATAAAGACCTATCCGCTATTTTCAAAAATTGTAAAATAATAAAATATGCAGACTTAGACCAATATTCTGATATTTATCAGTTATTACCAAATAGAATTGACTTTTGCTTTATTCTAACTGAATCTGAGACAAATAGTGGTCATTGGACAATTTTAATTAGAAATGATGATAATAAGTTCGAATATTTCGATTCATATGGTGTATCGCATAAGAATATATTAGACTACATACCAAATTATATGAACAAAAAATTAGGTAATAATTATTCTGAAGACTTAGGTATGATTATAAAAAGTATAAATCCAACCGATAAATTTACATATAATAAAACCAAATTTCAGAAAGATGCACCTAATATAAATACTTGTGGTCGTTGGTGTATAGCTAGACTCAGTTTATTTTTATCTGATGACTTAGATTTAAAAGACTTTACCAAACTTATTAAAACAAAAACGAAACAACTTAAAATGACAAACGACGAATTTATTACATTTTTAGTGACTGTAAATTAATATTTAAATATTTAATAAAATCTCATATTCTATATATGTCGAATAATTATTTGTATTACACAGCATTAATCAACAACGATGGAAGTCAAACACCATCTTATGAAAGTGAAGTTGAACCTGATTTTGTATTCATGGAAAATAGAAAAGTAGCATTATTACCTAACCCAGAAGAATACATGGTAGCCGTTCAATCGTGTATGATTGATTTAAAAACATTACCAGTTTTTATAACAACTATTAAATATAATACAAACCCAACCGATATACAAAAAACTGAAACAATTTATGAAATTACTTTAGTATATGATATCTATAGTGCAACAACCCCAGTATATTTTGAACCACAAGACGAAACATTAACATTACCTAATTTTGTAAATGGTAAAGCTAATTATAAAAGTGGTTATTATAATTTATATAATTACGAATTTTTCTTCACAATGGTAAATACAGCTATACGAACAACTTTTCTTAAATTAATTGATGTTGTCAAAAGTTATTTTGGTGGAACATTACCAACTGATTTTTCAGATTTATCAACTAATGGAACTTATGAAATCCCTTATTTTATTTTTGATAAGGAATCTTCGTTAATTTTTCTCAATTCTCCAAAATCTACTTTTTCTGATTCAAATTCAAGCCATGTCAATATTATGTTAAATCGTGCTTTATACAGACTTTTTAATAGCTTACCTTTTAAATTACAGAATAAAACCTTTAATACATTAGATGAAACTACACAAATCACAACAACTAAAACATTATTTAAATTAAACTTGAGTAATTTCAAACAAGCCAATGAGGTTGAGATATACCCGCACTTAAGCAATGGGTCTTCTGGATTAATTAAAAAAACACATATTTTAATATATCAAGACTATGAAACTCTCAGTACGTGGAGTCCCATTGAAAGTATTGTTATTGTCAGTCCGAATTTTCCGATACAATCACATGCAGTAAGTGCAGATTTAGATTATATTAATGGTTTCCCAACAGTAATTGGTGATGTAAGATACGAATCTGAAATTTTAGAAATATCAACAAACTCACCAGGTCCATCTATAATATACGAACCAAAACAATATAGATTTATGCATATGAAACAAACTGATAGCGGTTTAACAAATATTATCTTTAAAATTTATTATAGATTTAAAAATGATGGTTCTCTAATTCAAGTTAAAGCAAATTTAGGTGGAAGTCTTAGTTTAAAATTAATGTTTAGAAAAATCAAATAAATTAATTAAAATCTCAATAATATATATATAAATGTCTGAATTATCCACAGTGTTAATTAGTGATAGTCGTTATGCTGATATTACATCGTCTGTAACCATCGGTGTAAAAGACGGACCAGCAAGTGTAATCCATCAAAAGTATCAAACGAACAGCAACTCAACATCCTCAACTTTATTTAATATCAATGTGCCCTCTGAGAATACACTGATAGATAGAAATTTACATGTTGAAGGAACACTAAGTTGTTATTATGAAACAACCGTTGCATCAGATGACAGTATTACATTTAAAATAGTACCATCCGCATTTCCAATGAATCAGGCTTTACAAAGTGCCACAATTACTCTGAATAATGCAAAAACATCAGTGCAAACTCAAGATGTCCTACAAGTGTATCTTAAGCAATTCGACCAAAAATTTTTAAGCAAACATTGTCAAATGACTCCTTCATATGTAGATAAATATTATGGAAAAGTAATGGATGCAGCCACAAATGATGGATCTGGCTCATATATGAGTGGTATCGAATCAAGTGAGAAAGACAGTGATACAGTAGGAAGATTTAATGAAAATTTTACAGTTATCGTATCTGTAAATGATATTGTACTTGATGATAACGAGGGTGAATATACAGTTACTAATGATAGTGCCGTAGCTGTAATCGTAAAAGTTAAATGCAGTGTAATTGTGTCAGAACCACTTCTCGGCTTACCTACAGTAGAGATGAAAGAGGGTGAGAGCAATTATTTAGGCATCAACAATTTAGAATTATTCCTACAATGGAACGATATGAGAAATTGTTTCTATATTAGTGGTAGTAGTTTATGGAAATCGTATGCAGGGGACTATGAAAATAGATTAGTATTAAATGAATCTGCAAGACTAAATTTAAAATACATGAGTCTTCATGCAAGCCAATACAGTAAATTAAATTCTAGAAATGTATTACCATATGATGAAATGGTATGCTATAAACGACTATTTACTGGTTCTGATGCAACTTCACAACAAGTAAGTGATGTAATTAGTATGACTCAAATCCCCGGGTATATTTATATGGTAGTCAGACCACAATATAACAGTATGAAAGCTCAATTTTCCAATCATCTCTGCTTTCCGATTACTGGTTTAAATATTACTTTTAACAACGTGAGTGGTCTTCTTACATCTTACAGTCAGAATGATTTATACATGATGTCTCGTAGAAATGGTTCTCAACAAACTTGGAGTGAGTTTAGAGGGCTTGTTAAAAGTAAAAATGGAGGAGAATATGCTGGTATTGGTTCTATTATTGTAATTAATCCAACCGCAGATTTGGGATTAAGTGATTATTTAAGCAGTGGTTCCCTTGGTCAATTTTCATTTCAAGCAACTGTAACTTATGCCAACATTTTAAATCACACATATGGAGAACCAACAATCGTCGCGCCGGATCAATTTCAAGCAATTGAAATTGCAACAATTGTAACTTATGGCGGACTTTTAATTAATGATAAAGGTGTTTCAAGTAGTATGACTGGAATGCTTACAAAACAAGCAGTTCTTGAATCTAAATCTGGAAATAATCCAACTGTGAATTATGAAGAAATTCAAGAAATGGCCGGTGGTAATTATTCTAAAATGGGAACGACTAGAATGAGTTCTATTTTAGAGAAAATTAAAAATATGGGAAAAGGTAAAGGTAAAGAATTTATGAAAATGAATCCAACCGTGGGAGATATTCAAAATAAATTAAGCAAATATATGTAAAATGATTTATTTATAAATATATATAAGAATTTCCATTAAATTTAATATATATAGTAATATATATATAAAAGATGTTAAAAGGTTATAATGATATGAATACAAATCGACCTAATCCATTTGTTGTTGATAAAAAAATTGTTTTATCTGGAGCTGGTTGGATGGATGATGTCACGAAAGGATATAATAAAACCAAATCTGTAGTTAAAAGTAAAACTGGTCAGAAAATTAAAAAAGCTTTGGTTGAAGATGAGTCTGTGATGAAAGAATTTAACAAAGCTAAAAAGCAATTAGATGATTATACAAGTGGTGTAAGAAAAAGCAAACCGACTAAAGCAATGTTAAATATTTTAGAAAAACAGGGTGTTATTTCAAAAATTGAAGATGAATTGACCGGATCTGGTAATAAGAGCGGAAAAATCAGTAGAATCAAGAAGGCAAAGAAGTGGGCCGATTTTAGTGACGACACTTTACGGAAAGGGATCGATACTGCTGCTTATGGTTACAAAGAATATAAAAAGGCGACGAATCCAATAACTGCGAAAATTACATCTATGTTCGGCGGTGCTGTTAAACGTCCTCCTTCAAATTGGATTATACACGTCAAAGATTATGCAAAAAAGAATAGTATCTCCTATAAACAAGCGTTGAAAGATTCAGGACCATCATATCGTGCTATGAAAGCTAAAAATTAAATAAACTAATCAATAGAATGCTATAAAATATTCAGTTTTTAAAAAGTGGCAAAATTACGAAATCAGTATATCATTATAATAGATTTATATGATATCGTAAAATTGCCACTTTTTATTTATAGGGCGAATAGGGTAAATCAATTAATTAATATTATATAAATATCAATTTATAATATCAATTATTTCTTAATATATGTTGATAATGCAATATCTACACTAGTATCCATATATGT